ATTTGACTTACGTGGCGGACCGGCTGGCGCGGCCGCTGCGGTTAGTGCCAGAGTTCGCTCGAAGGGCGGCGCGCGGCGCGCTGGACCGCTACATGCCTGTCTCGGATGAAAAGATAGGCCTGGAATACAAGCTCAAGCGCTGGCTGGACGGGAGCTTCCTGCATCCCGACGAAGCGCATTTCTTCTGGAACGGGACGTTCAGCAACGAGCAAAGACGGGCGGTGCGGCCGGGCTGCAATGGCAACGGGCTGCGTGAGCTGGTGCGAGCGCTCGGGATTCAGGAGTGCGGAACGCTCGACCGGTATTTGCAGGTGGATCAGAATTACTATCTGGCCGACGATATCCTGTATAAGACGGACCGGATGAGCATGGCGCACTCGCTCGAAGTACGTCCGCCGTTTCTGGATCACCGGATTGTCGAGTTTGCCGCGACGCTTCCGGAGGACATGAAGATTCGGGGCATGAAACAGAAGTTCCTATTGAAGGAGCTGATGCGGGGCAAATTGCCGGAGCGCGTCCTGCGGAGGAAGAAGGCGGGATTCGACATACCGACGCACGATTGGTTTAGAGGGCCGCTACGCCGGATTCTGCTGGATACACTAACTACGGACGCCATTGAGGCAACGGGAATCTTCGACGCGACCGCGATACACAGGCTAATACAGGATCATTTCGAAAGACGGATCAATGCCGGATATCACTTATGGGGTCTGTTGACACTTTTTCTGTGGATGAAGCGATGGAGGGTGACAACGGATCTAAAAGAGGGCGCGATGGAAAGCGAACCGGTGCAGTTGCTCGCTACCAGATAATCGTCGCGATTGTGGCGGCGCTGATTTTCGGTGGGTGCATCGTAAGTCCGCCGTCTTTAATGGATGACGTCGATGCCGTACAGGCGCAGATTGCGCGCAATATGCTGCAATCCGGCGACTGGGTGACTGCGCGGCTGGATGGGGTCAAGTATCTCGAAAAGTCACCTTTGAAATACTGGATGATGGCGATCAGTTTCAAGGTGTTCGGCGTGCATGACTGGTCGGCGCGGATACCGGTCGCCTTGGGTGTGGTGCTGTTGTGCTGGGTCACGGCCCGATTCGGCGCGTGGGCATTCGGCAGACGGGCGGGGTTGTACAGCGGGGTCGCGCTGGCGACGTGCGTCGGGCTGTTCCTGTTTACGCGCATCTTAATTCCTGACGCGATTCTTACTCTGACCATTACGCTGGCGATGTGGGGACTGCTGCGCGCGTTGGACGCAGACGAGGAACATCCGGTTCGCTGGGCGATGTGCATGTGGGCGGCGATGGGCACGGGGTTGCTGCTCAAGGGGCTAATCGCGGCAGTGTTTCCGATGGCGGCGGGCGCGATCTTTCTGGCCGTTACGGGGCAATTGCGGCGGCGGGAGGCGTGGAAGCGGCTGCGGCCGATCTGGGGCATCGCGCTTTTCCTGGCGATTGCCGCGCCGTGGCATGTGATGGCGACGCTTCGGAATCCACCGTATCTGGATTTCACGATGCACAGCGAGCGCGGATCGTATCGCGGGTTTTTTTGGTTTTACTTCATGAACGAGCATGTTCTGCGGTTTCTGAACCTGCGATATCCACGCGATTACAATACGGTGCCGCGCGCTTACTTCTGGCTGTTTCACTTGCTGTGGCTGTTTCCGTGGAGCGCGTATATACCGGCGATGTTCCGATTGAAGTATCGAGGTGAAGACCGGGGATCGCGAACACGGCTACTGTGTTTGTGCTGGTGCGGGTTTGTGCTGGCGTTCTTCACGTTTTCTACGACGCAGGAATACTACTCGATGCCGGTGTATCCGGCGCTGGCGCTGCTGATCGGGTGCGCGATTACGGCGAGCGAGTTTGGCGTACGATTCGGAAATCGTGTGCTGGCGGTGGTGACGACCGCGGCGCTCGCGGCTATCTGTTGGATTCTTTGGTCGGTGCGCGGATTACCAAGTCCTGGAGATATCTCAAACGCGCTCAGCCAGAGCACGAATCCGGATACGTACACGCTGTCGTTAGGTCATATGGGCGACCTGACGCTGGCGGCGTTCGCATACTTGCGATTGCCGCTTGTGGCGGCCGGCACCGCTTTCGCCGTGGGCGCGGCGGGATGCTGGCGTCGATGGGGGCGCGGCGCAGCGCCAGTTGCGGCACTGGCTGTGATGATGGTGCTGTTCTTCCACGCGGCGCGACTGGCAATGGTTGTGTTCGACCCATACATGGCCTCGCGGCCACTGGCTGAGGCGTTGAACCGGGCGCCGCAAGGCCAGTTGATTGTGGACGATCAGTATTACACCTTCTCGTCGGTTTTCTTTTACACGAACCGAACCGCGCTGTTGCTGAATGGCCGGGTCAACAACCTGGTTTATGGATCGTACGCTCCGGATGCGCCCAAGGGCGTATTCATCGACGATGCAGACCTGCAGCGGCTTTGGAGCGAGCCCGAGAGATACTATTTAGTTGCCGAAGGTCCGCAAGTGCCGCGACTCCAGAGGCTAGTGGGGGCGAGCGCGCTTCACACAGTTCGGGCAAGCGGCGGAAAATATCTGTTCACGAACTTTTAGACACTTTATTGTCGGCATTTTCAACCAGTTAGCGAGCCGGGTGGACTAAGTGCGTTCACCCGGATGATAGTTTGAGGTTGGGAGAGAGGTTGCGCGGCTTCGCAGAACATCTGCGAGGCCGTTTTTTTTGCTAGGGGGGCGAGTGGCATCAAAAAAGGCTGTGAAGGAGGTGGAGCGCCTCAGTTGCGCGACTTGTCCACTGGGGGATGACAAGAAGGAGGCGCGCAGAGTCGTTCTCAAGACGCTGAAGCAGGTAACAACGAAACTGTCGGAGAAGATGACGGGCAAGGATTACACTCCGACCACGACTGAGTTTATGAAACTGATGCAGTTGGAATCAGACTTTGCCGAGGACGACATAAAGGAGGTCGTAGTCAAGTGGGTGGAACCGAACGGCGCATCAACCGAGAAATAGAGTATCGGCCTCTGCCGTCGCAGAAGCGGTTCCATGCGAGCAAGGCGCGCTTTAAGGGCTTCTCCGGGCCCATTGGGAGTGGAAAAAGCCAGGCCCTGTGCCAGGAGGCAATTCGCCTGGCTTACATCAACAAAGGCCGGTGGGGGCTGTTGGGCGCCCCCACCTATCCGATGCTGCGAGATGCGACTCAGGCGGCGCTGTTCGAAATTCTGGACAGCAATCACATTCCGTACGACCACAACAAGGCTGAGAATGTCCTCACGTTACGAGATACAAAGTCACGGATTCTGTTCCGGCCGGTCGATGAGTTCGAGCGGCTCAGGGGAACGAACCTGGCGTGGTTCGGGCTGGATGAACTGACTTATACGCAAGAGGGGGCGTGGTTACGGCTTGAGGGCCGCTTGAGGGACCCGAAGGCGACGCAGTTGTGCGGCTTCGCTGTGTGGACACCTAAGGGTTACGACTGGGTTTACAAAAAGTTTGTCACAGAGAAAGTGGCCGGATACCAAGTTGTGATGGCGAAGCCGAGGGAGAACCAGTATCTCCTCGAGAAAACTCCCGACTTTTACGATCAGCTACGGCTGAGTTACGACGAGCGATTTTACAAGCAAGAGGTGCTCGGCGAGTACTTGAACATGAACGCCGGGAAGGTGTATTGCAACTTTGACCGGGAACTGCACGTTAAGGAAACGAAAGTCGACGTTAGCAAACCGATCTACTGGGCGAACGACTTCAACGTGGACCCGATGTGCTCGGTGGTAGTGCAGTTTCAAGACGACTACCAGCATGTGAATGTAATCGATGAGATCTTCCTGAGGGACTCCTCAACGCAAGAGGCTACGAGGATGTTCCTTGAGAAGTATGGCGTACTGAAGGCAGAGATACGGATTCTGGGAGATGCATCGGGTAATCAAAAGCAGACAACGGGTGCGACGGACTACGGCACGATCAGCTCTGTGTTTTCGGAGCTGACAGGGCAGAAGCCGCTGATCCTCACGCCGCCTTCGAATCCATCGGTACGGGAACGGATCGGCGCGGTCAACTCGAAGTTAAAGTCGGCGCTCGGGGTTGTCCAGATGACGGTTGACCCGAAGTGCACGGAGTTAGTCAAGGATTTTGAAGAGGTCGGATACAAGGAGTCGGGCATGATCGACAAAGACTCGAATAAGCTACGCACGCATCTCTCCGACGCGCTCGGCTATGCGGTGTGGCATGCGCTGACATGCAAGCTGGAAAAGCGAGTCGGTCATAGGAGCGATGGGAGAGTGGTGGGATGATCGAGACAATCAACCGCGAGCATCCGGAGTATGTGGCGAGCAAAGCGATGTGGCGCCAATACGCGGATCTGTATGCGGGCGGCGAACAACTACGACTGCATGCATCGGACTATCTGGCGAGGCGGCATAAGGAACCGGCGGATGTATACCGGGAGAGGATGAGCCGCGTCTTTTACGAGAACTACGTCGGCTCGATTATCGACTGGTATGCAGCGACGTTGATGCGCCGCGAGCCCTCCTTGATCGTGGAGGGGAACGACGCGCCGGCGAAGACGTTCTTCGGGCTGCTGGCGAGGGATTGCGATTTCAAGGGCACAAGCTTAAGCGAATTCTTCCGGCAGCGATTCGTGGACGCGCTGGTGTGGGGGAGTAGTTATGTGGTGGTGGACTTTCCACGGGGAGACGCAGCGACGAGCCGGGCGGAGGAGGATGCATCAGGCCGATCACGGGCTTACCTGGTGGATTACCAGCCGGAGGAGGTGATCAACTGGAGCTACGACCCAAGAGGCGGGCTCGAGTGGATCGTCATTCGGACATCCTGTTTGCAGCAGTCCGAGGTGACAGACGCAAAGTGGGAAACAGAGACCCGATGGATTTACTACGACCGGGAAACGTACCGTATCTTTGCGAAGCGGGGGGACGGCAAGGCGATCGAGGAAGTGGATGCCGGGCGACATGCGCTGGCTGAGCTTCGGCGTGTGCCCGTATTTCAGGTAAAGGTCTCGGAGGGTCTCTGGCTGATGAACAAATCAGCTCTCCTGCAGCTCGAGCACTTTAATAAATCGAATGCACTCTCATGGGCGCTGACAATGGGCTTGTTTGCGAGTCCGGTGGTGTATTGGGATCGCGAGTTCGACCAGATTGTCGGCGAATCGTACTACATCCAGTTAGGCCCGGAGGACCGTTTCGGATGGACCGAGCCTGAGGGCAAAGTTTACCAGATCGCCGCTGACAACTTAGTCAAGTTGAAGGACGAAATCTACCGGGTCTGCTACCTGATGGCCCAGGCCGAGGGAAGCTCGGGGGCTCAGCAATCGGGACTTAGTAAGCAGATGGACTTCAGGACAACGGAAGAAGTGTTGAAGGCTTACGGGTGCAGAGTGAAGGAAGCGATGCGGCAGGTGTTGTGGGCAATCGGCGCGGCGCGGCAGGACGAGGTCGAGATCGATGTTGCGGGATTGGATGAATTTGACATCGATGAGTTCGGCGGCGAACTGGACGACGCGAAGAAGCTTCTGGAACTGGGGATCGGGTCAGAGACTCTGAAAAAGGAGGTATTCAAGCGTCTGGCGCTGAAGTTCCTTAGCGATGCGCGCCAGGAGTTGAAGGATCGCGTAGTGGCAGAAATTGAAGGCGTCGCGCTGTAGGTGTGGCGCGCGACGAAGCCGAACAGGAGGTATATGGAAGGTATCGATATTCAGGCGATTGTGAGGCAGGCCGTCAGCGAGTTTGTTAGTAACGAACACGCCAAGAGCGAGCCCGCCCACAAGGTGGAACTGCAGGAAGAACGGAAGCGGCGAGAGCAGTTGGAGCGCCGGGTGAATGAGTTAGTCGAAGAAAACAAACGCAGCCGCAAGATGGCGGAAGAGGCGGAGCGCAATTCGGCGGTTCGTGCGGAGTTGCAGCGGCTTGGCGTGGCCAAGATCGACCTGGCTTATCGGGCGGTTCAGGACGGCATCGTGAGGAATAACGATGGGCGCTTTGTCGTCCGGAGCGACAACGGGGAACTGGGGATGAAGGATTACCTGACGGCCTTCGTCAAGGAGAATCCGGAGTTTCTTCCGGCTCGGATCGCCGGTGGCACAGGTATGACCGCGACGCAAAAGGCGCCGGCGGGCGGCAGCGACCTGACGATCGAGAAGATTCGGCCGGGCATGAATCCCGAGGAGATGCAGCGCATTCGGGAAGAAATCGTCCGGGTGGCTTCGCAGACTCTGCGCGGGGCTTAAGACGGGCCAGAGGGGCAAGCCGGACCAGGACAGCGCGGTGGCGGAGCCAAGGAGAATGCGCCCTCCGGCGGGGTCCTCGCGTTCCGTTAGTAATACAAAACAAGAAGTCACAAACAACAGGAAAGGTGTAAGTTTGCATGGGTGTTATTACTTCGAATAACGTCGCGAATGCGATTGTGAAGATGGTGGCGGCGGACGCTTTGCCGGCACTGGTGGGGAACCTCGTGATGGGGAACCTTGTGAACCGCGATTACGAGCCGGTTCTGGCTCAGGCGGGGGACACGGTGAATGTCCCGATTCCACCGGCGATGGTGGCGAACAACATTCTGGAGGGCGGGTCGGTCCAGCCTCAGAACCCGAGTCTTGGGAACGCGCAGATTGTGCTGAATACCCACGTAGAGGCCACGTTCCAGATTCCGGACGTGACCAAGGTATTGGCTGTTCCCGACCTGCTGAAGGTTTACATGCAGCCGGCGGTGGTAGCGATCGCCGAACGCATCGAAACCGATCTGCTAAACCTGTACGCGGGATTCACGAGCAATGCTCCGGTGGGCACGGCGGGAGTTGGGATCACGGAAGCGACGATCGACCAGGCTGAGACGGAGTTGTTCCTGGCGAAGAACCCCCCGAGCGCACAGAAGTTCATGGTGGTGGACGCGAACGCTTACTCGGCATGGCGCCAAATTCCGCGGTTCAGCGAGTTTCAGAACGCGGGCGATGCCGGACTGCGCACACTGATCGACGGCACGATCGGCAAGGTGAAGGACTTCTTCGTGTTCCGGTCTCAGTACGTTTCGAAGACGGGCAGCACGCCCTTAACGACGCACAACCTGGCGTTTACGAAGGACGCCATCGGCCTGGTGATTCGCCGGCTGCCGCAACCGCTGCCGGGGACCGGTGCGATCGCCGAGTACGCGGAGTTCGGCAACTTCGGCATGCGCGTGGTGATGAGTTATATGCCGAACACGCTGAGCCAGCAGTTCACGGTAGACGTTCTTTACGGCTGCGGCATTCTGCGGAACACCTGCGGCGTTCAGGTGAACACCTAGCCGGACGGAAGCCAGACAGGGGCAAGCGGAGACGTTTGCCCCAACTTAAGGAGAGACCGATGGACTTGAAGATCTATTACGCGAAGATTCGGGAGACGGAAGCCAAGATCACCGACGTGTTTCCAGTAGTTGTAAGTCAGGAGACGCAAGACGGCGGAAAAGGCGGGGTGACTATGGAGGTTACTAAGTCAATCGCGGCGCGGATGCTGGTGGAAGGTACGGCCCGCCCGGCGACATCGGAGGAAGCGAAGTCTTTCCGCGATAAGCAAGCAAAGGCGAAGCAGGTGGCGGATGCGGCGGCAGCGAGCGCGCGGTTGAGCGTGACCGTGGTCCCGACAGAGACGCTAGAGAAGTTGAGCAAGGGAAAGTAGGAGGGCGGAATGGCCTTATTCACCGATGGTTTGCCAGCGGCCGTAGAGGATCTGACGGCGCTGGACTCGCAACTCCTCTCGGTCGCCAGCACGGAGGGAATCGACGTGACGCAGAAGCTGGCGCTGGCGCAGCAGGAGATTCGGGCATGGCTGGACGAGCTTCCGGCGCCGGCGGGGTGCGTGGTGGTTACGGCGTCGCTGAGACTGTGGCATTCGTACAAGGCGCTGGAACTGGTGTATGCGGATGCTTATAACTCGCAGCTGAACGACCGGTACGCCGCCAAGCGCGAGCAGTTTCGAAAGATGGCGCGGACGGCGAGGGAACAACTGATGAGCGTGGGAATCGGAATCACGGTTCGTCCGATTCCGCGTGCGCAGAGTCCGGTCCTGAGCGAAGCGGCAGGGTCTCTGCCGGACGCGACTTACTACGTTGCAGCGAGTTGGGTGAATGAGGCTGGGGAAGAAGGAGAGTGCTCGGTGGAGTCGTCGATTGCGACTGTGTCCAGCACTTTTCGCGCGGAATTGGTTCGGGTTCCACCCGGGGCGGTTGGGTGGAATCTCTACGCCGGAGGGGACCCCGGCGCGATGAGGCTGCAAAACGATGCGCCGATCGCGCCGGGGGCGGCGTGGCTGCAATCGCGGCCGGTGAGCGGTAGCGGGCCAAGCGCGGCCGGGGGGCAGAGGCCAAATTACTTTCAGCCAGCTCCGCGGCGCATTCGGAGGGGCTAATGACGGCACGATTGGGAACTGTGGCTACAGCGAAGGCGGTGGCACTGATAACGGCTCCGAACGGGATCAACGCGGGCGTGGCGGCGCTGACGTTTCCTGGTTCAGGAGCCGCCGGCGCGCTTACGGCGTCGCAGGTAATTGCGCAGAACGTGGCGTCAGAGGTGGCCGAAAAGGCCGGTCCGATTGTCTATCCGACGGTGAATGTGTACTGCGAAAAGCTGGTGAACAGCCAGTTAGAGAAGTTCCGAAGCTTCTCCGGAACAATCCAGATGGCTATGGAGGTCCGGCATTCACAGGACAGGCTCGAGGGCCTGCAGGAGACTCTGGCGACTTATACGGATGCACTTCTGCGAGTGCTGGATGGAAGCCGGGGCGATTGGGGTAACGGGCTGTATTTCGCAGGGGCGTACCAGGCGGTGTATGGCGCGGTAAAACAGGGCGGCAAGCATTACATACAAGCGGCGAAAGTAACGTTTGAGTTAGGAGTGAGTATCAACTAATGTCGACTTACATCTCTTCCCAGGCAAACCGGTTCTATACGGCGCTCGAGGACGACTACGGAAAGACGCCGGCGATCACGGCGGCAAATCGCATTCCGGCGCTAAAGCTGAAGGTGCGGCAGCAACAGGAACTAACTTCCCGGAAGGATAAGACGGGAACCCGTACCTTTGTGGGCCTACCCGCGGGCGGGCGGCGGCGCACGGCGTTCGAATTGCAGACGTATATGACAAGTTGGGCGAAGGGCGGGCAAGCGGCGCCAGGGTACGGTCCGCTGTTTCAGGCGGCGCTCGGCGGGTTGCCCAAGGCGTGGGCAGGCGGCACAGTCAGTTCAAGCACTGCGGCGGCCCGGGTGACGTTTGCGGCGGCGCACGGGCTCTGCGCAGGTCAGGCAGTGGCATCCGCAAACGAGATCCGGTTCGTGGCCGCGATCGTAGACGCGACCACGGTTGTCCTGAACGCTCCCTTTACGGCGCTGCCGGGGGCGGGGTCAAGCATGGGATCGACGGTGACTTATTCGCCGGCTACAGAGTTGGGTAGCACAAGCATTTTTGATTACTGGTCTCCCTCGACGGCCGTTCAACGCGTAGTTAGCGGAGCTGCAGTGGATGAGCTGGAGATTCTGGTGAATGGCGATTATCACGAGTTTCACTTCAGCGGCATGGCGCAAGACATAGTGGACACGAGCAGCTTTAGCGCGTCGGCAGGGCAGCTCGAGAGCTTTCCCGCAGAGCCGGCGCTCGGCGCGTTCGATTATTCAATTGTCCCGGGCAACCTTGGTCTGGCATGGCTGGGTACGGCCGCTACGCAGTTCCTGACGATCACGCGAGCCGCCGTGAAGGTGAAGAACAACCTGGACATGCGCGGTAGTGAATTCGGGTTCAGCGTGCCGCAGTCGATCGCTCCGGGCGAACGGATGGTTGCCGGCGAGTTCGAACTATACAGCAAGGACGACGCGGCTACGGCGAGCCTCTATCAGGCGGCGCGCCAGCAGTCGCCGATATCGGTCATGTTTCAACTCGGACAGAGTTCGGGTCAGATGATGGCCGTCTTCTTGCAGAGTGTGATACCCGAAGTACCTGAATTCGATGACGGCAAGACCAGACTGCAGTGGTCCTTCCGGCCATCGCGCGCACAAGGTGTGGGCGACGACGAAGTTGTAATCGCGTTTGGATAGGCGGCGAGTATGCAATACGAAAGCACGAGAGAAGTGCGATCCACCTGCTCGCCAGGAGTAAGTTATGTGGTCTGGCGAATGTCATTCGGCAGACGGCTGGAGTTGATGCGCAGCGTTCGAGAACTGGCGCGCCGGCTGGAATATCTGGAAGCCGGCGCTTCCGCCATCGACAGCATGGAAGCTGCCTTCGTACGCCGCGAAATCGACCGGCTGTTCGTGGGGTGGGGATTGAGAAAGGTGGAAGGGCTGGAATTGGATGGTGCACCAGCATCCCCGGATAGCTTGATGGAGAGGGGGCCGGAAGAGTTGTTTCGGGAAGCCTTGGCCGCTGTGAGGGCAGAGGCCGGACTCAGCGACGAAGAACGAAAAAACTGACAGTCGCCTTCCATTTTCAATTTGCCAACCAGGCCGGTTGGGAGTGCGACGTGTGCCGGAAGTCCGGCCTGGATGAGCGGAGACATTGCCGATGGCGGGGTGAATCGCCGCCGACGGACGGGATGCCGGTGTGGGTGCGCGGAGATCTGGCTACGTCGGTGTGTCCAAAGTCGCTGCTGAGCGGAGAGAGTGAGGCACTGCTGGAAGAGTTCTGGGGCAGGCGGCGATTCGGAGGCGTAGGAGTGGAACGATTGACGGCCCGTCAAGCAGATGCGTTCGCGATGTTGGGTGAGTTACTGCGAGAGGAGAACAAGCGTGGGTAGCGAAGCGCGGGATGAGTTACTAAGTACGTTTTTCCAACTCGCGGGTGGGACCGGCGGAACGTCAACGGGATTCGGGTTGGGACCTGAAGCGCTGAGCACGGCCGCGGCCACTGTAGCGGGTGCGACGGTGAAGGGCGGCGGCGCGGCAAAAACAGAGTCAAACGCGGATGGAGGGGTCACGGCCGGGTCCGTTGCGAAGAGTGTGCTGGAGAGTGGATTGGGAATTGTGCCGCTGGTCACGGGTCTCTTTGGTTTGTTCGGCGCACGGAGGAGGCGGCGCCGCCGCTACAGAAGTATGCGATGCCGCAGGCGATATCGTTCGAGAGCGCCGATAGCGGGGGGCGATTAGTGGCGTCCGATCGCGACCAGACCGGAGCGCCGCGCGTCTACCAGCAACAAGGAGGGAGCGGCGAGGGATCGACGGCGGTGGGCCAGACTGCGGGCGGACCACAGATCACGGTCAACGTACAGGCGATGGACGCGAAGTCTTTTATGGATCACAGCAGCGAGATCGCGCAAGCAGTGCGAGGCGCGA